TCTCTGATAAGAAGGTTAAGGAAAAACATTTAAAAGATATTACAGCTATGTTTCCAAATATTAAAGTTGGAGATACAAATATATTTAATAAATTAACTGAAATGCTTAATGATACTAAAAAAGATATGAGAAATAGAGAATTTAAGGTTAATTGTGTAAGAATTGCTTCTGCAATTATAGGGAAATCTCCTTTTATTTGGGACATTAGTATTGAGAAGGATAAAACCACTACTGATAAGATTTTGAACAGAAATATGATCGTTGGAGGCAAAACAACCCAAAATAAAAAGACTATTTTATTGGATGGAGAAGATCAGATTATTGAAGAGAAAAAGTGGGTTCAGTTAATTAAATGTAATTAATATGATTTAAATATAATAATAGTGTTGACAATTGACATGGATATGATATAATATTATTAAGGGGATAAAGATACCCTTTTATATAGAATTGATATAGAGTAATTTATATAAGGAGTTTTAAACTCCATCAAATAAAGATAATCTAAAAATAATTCAGAATATAATTAAAATAAAATAATAGGAAGGATGAGTTTTATAAAAAGAAAACATTGGGGATTTGTTCCTATAAAAAGATGTACTTCACCACCACCATTACAATAATTATTTCTATTATATTTATATAAATTAAAATAAAAATAAATTAAGGAGATCCAATACATATGGCAAAGAATGAAAATAAATCAATATTGAAAAAAGGTCAGGCTTCATTTCAATTGATAGGCGAAGCAAAAATTAATGATTATACTTTTAAGATAAATGAAGAATCAAGCTCTGGTTGGGTTTATAATAATATGAATCTTGGAGTAGATTGTGGTAAAGGAAATACTGTATATTGCGATTCAATGGGTGGATATAGTAGTATAAATGATTCATTACTATATGTACATGGTAAAAAGAAAAATGATGATGGTAAAGATGTAGATGATTTTGAAAACCAGTTTACAATTGATTGGGATGATAGATTTGATACAAAGATAACCGAACAAGTAGGTAATCAGTGTTTTATAACTGTTGGTCTTGAAAAAGATGCTAAAGAAAAAACATTTGTAAAGAAATTTCTATCTGCCTATGATGCTATTGAATACATTAAAGAACATCTTGTAGATGGTACAGTTGTTAATGTAAAAGGTAATTTAAAATATTCTAATTATCAAGATGCTGTTCAAATTAAAAAAGAAATAACATCTGTATTTCTTTCAAAGATTGATGATTCTGAAAAATATTCTTCTACTTTTCAACAAACAATTTTAGTTGATAAAGATAGTGTTGGTAAGTACGATAAGGAATCTGGTTCATTTCCAATATCGGCATACATCATAGATTATGTTGGAAAATACGGAGAATCAAAACAAGAGATTAAACAGAATGTTGCTTATGCAAAAACATTTCAGTTTGAAGTTGCTGAATGTGATATGGAAAAAGGAACAAAGCTTGTTAATAAATTATTTAAAGGTAAAAAGAATAAAGTTAATGAAATTGTGGTTGAAGGAGAAATAATTGAAGGTCAGGCAAAAGTAAATATTACTTTAGATGATGTTCCAGATGATATTAGAGAGTTAATTGATCTTGGTGCATATACTGAGGAAGAAGCTTTGAGTAAATGTGCGGTTGGCAATACAAGAGAAAAGAAAATGATAATAAGAAAACCAGTTATAAAAATTACTGGTGAAGGCGATGATAAGAAACCTACTATTTTGAAAACAGATGAAAAATATGATTTTGAAGATTTGGTTTTCTTGAGTCAGCTTATCAAAACAGATAAAGAAGATAAGCCAGATAGTGATAATGCTGAATATAGCCTAGATGATTTAGATAAGTTATTGGAAGATGCTTAATAAAAGGAGGATTTATTTTCTCCTTTTATTAAATGATTAAAATATAAAATAATTGGAAGGATGGTATAAGCTTTGAGTAGAAAATATGGAAAAAAGAATGAAATTAAAATTGATCCTTTAGCTTATAATATATGTTTATTAGGAGAACCCAAAATAGGAAAAACTACTGTTATAAAAGAAATGCTTGATAACCTTGTCGGAGAAGATGGATATATGTTCTTAGAAATGGCTGGCGAAGCAGGAGCAGATGCAATTAATGGTATTGTTTATGAAGATGTTGATGAATGGTCGGATTTAGAAGAAGTTATTGAAGATATTGAATATAATAAAAGTACAGATTATATAAACTTAAAGGCTATTACTGCTGATACATATGATGGTTGGATTAAACTTGCAGAAAAAGAAGCAATACGCTTATGGAATAAAGAACATCCTGATAAAAGAGCAGATTCTATAGATTCTGCATGGAATGGTTTTCAAAAAGGTCAAGCAAAAGCATTTGAGTTAATGTTTGATATTGTGGTAAGACTAAGAAAAATTGGAGTCTCAATGATTATTATTGGTCATGTTAAAAATAGAGAACTTACCGATATTGCAACAGGTACTACATATCAAACATTAACTTCTGATGTTGATAAAATATATTTTAATCTTTTGAAAAAGAAGATGCATTTTATAGGGCTTGCATATTATGACAGAACAATTATCGCAGAAAAAACAGGAAAGAAAAATATTATTACAAAGAAAGACGAAACTAAAAATAAAATAACTGAAGAAAGTAGAAAGATTAAATTCAGAGATGATAATATGGCTTTAGATAGTGGAAGTAGATTTGCAGATATAATAGAAGAAATTCCGCTTAACGCAGATTCTTTAATTAATGCATTACAAGAAGCTATTAAAGCAGAACATAATAAACAATCTGATGGTAAGTCGGTAGAAGAAACAGGTAAAATTCAAGAAGAAAAAAGAGAAAAGATTGTAAAAGAAAATGTAATAAAGAAAAAAGTAGAAATAGAACAAAGAAAAGATGAAGAACTAAGAATAAAACTAATTGCTGAGTTCAAAAACAATATGGCAGATATAAGAGAAGATAGTGATAAAGTAAAAATGGTAACAAAAAAAATAAAAGAATTAGAGATATCAGTGAAAGAATTAGAAACTGCTGATGTAAATAATTTAGATGAATTAGTTAAATTTATAAAAGATATAGTATAATAAAAATATAATAGAGGAGTAATTTTATACTCCTCTATTATACTAATATTATTAAACTAATAGGTGATTAATTATGGCAAAAATGACACAAGAAGAAAAAGATAATTGGAATGAATTATATCAATATATAAAAAAAGATATTTTTGAATATGATATATCTCAAAAATTACCTACATATATGATTTTACGAATAAAAGGTTTAAAAGAAGGTAAATTCATAGCTAATAAAAATATAAAATCTATGGCTAATTATGAATATCCTCATATTTTATATACATTTAAAATTAATAAAATGAAAATTAAACAAATAATTAAATCACAGGACTTTAAAAATGAACAACATAAATTTAACACAATTATGATTTTAATAGAAAAAGAAATAAATGATGTAGTAAATAGATTAAAACAAGTAATAAAATCAGATGAAAAAATGGAAAATATGAAATTAAATAATATTACTCATGAAAGTGCTGAATATAAAAATAAAAATAAAAAAATAAATAAGAAGTTAGAGAATTTATGGTAAATGGATGGTGAGATATGTCAGAAAAAAAGACAAAAGAACTTACGCCTATAGAGATAGAACTAATAAAGGCAGTAAATAAAGTTAAAGAATACAAATTAGCATGTGAGGCTAATATTGTTAGTTCGTTTTGGCAAAATCCAGATTTATATTTTACATATGATAATATTAATTTAAAAAGTTTTTCTGATAATACTTGGAAGGTGTTCTGGCAAATAGGATATGACATAATAAAAATAGAAAGTAAAAAAACATTAGATGATATTACTGTAGGATTATATCTTGAAAAACATTTAAAATTAAAACAAAAATATGATGAATATAAAGGTTATGATACAATTGAAAAATCTAAAGAATATATAAATATAGATAATATAAGTGGATATATTAATGAGTTACATAAATGGAATGCTGTATTACAACTATTAGCAAGAAGATTTCCTGTTTATGATAAATTAAATGAATTTGTAGATATGACAGCAGAAGAAATTTATGATGAATGGGAGGCACAATTAAATCATATTTTTATTAATGTAGAAGGAGAAATTAAAAGTTATAATATTGCAGATAATATTGATGAGCTTATTGAGGAACTTGATAAAGGGTTAGCAATTGGTCTACCATATTATAACTTACCAACAGTTACTAAAGAAACTGGTGGAATGTTATGCGGAAATATAACTTTAATAGGTGGTTTATCTAATGTTGGCAAAACCACATATGTAAGAAATTCAATAATTCAAAGCATAATTGATAATAAAGAAAAGCTTGTTGTTATGTTAAATGAAGATGGCTTAAAAAAATGGCAACGTGAATTTTTGGTTTTTGTTAGTAATAATATTTTTAAATATGATTTGCAAAAATATATTGTTAGAGATGGTAAATATTCACCAGAAATAAAAGAAGTTTTATATAAGTGTGCAAATTGGATAAAAAAACAAAAAGAGAATAAAACAATAACCGTAATTCCATTTCCTAAATGGTCAACAACAAAAGCTATTCAAGTTATGAAAAAATATGCATCTATGGGAGTTTCGCATTTTGTAATTGATACTTTTAAAGATGATTCAACTAATGATAGTGATAATACATGGCAAAATATGATGCGAAAAATGGTAGACTTATATGATGTTGTTAAACCAGAGCAAAAAAACTTACATTTAACTGCTACTTTTCAATTAGAGAAAGGAAAAACGGCAAGACAAAGATATTATGCACAAGATAATATTGGTATTTCAAAAAATATTGTTGATCCTGCTTCTACTTGTATTATGGTTAGAAATTTATTTGAAGATGAATATTCTGGTGGCAAAAATGAATTGAAAACTTATAGGCTGGAAGGTAAGAATGGAAAAACAAAGATCCCCATTATATTAAACAGAGATAAACAATATCAAATTGTTTTTATTATAAAGAATAGAGAGGGTTCAGCCAATCAATATCAAATTATTATAGAACACGATATGTCTAGAAATATAATAAAAGAAATTGGAATTACAAATGTTCCAGTTGATTGGTAGAGGTGGTGAATAATTAAAACATGACAGCAATAGAGCTTATTC